CTATCAAACTCAACTTCTTGATGAACCAACTTCATCTGTGCTTTCGCTATTGCAGAAGTATCATTACCACCAGTGATGCTAACATTTGGAGTATCAAGATAATCTAATCCTTCAGTATCAACTACAATTTCTTCTAACTCACCCTCAACATGAGTTATAGCAGATGCACCAACACCAGTATGTCCAGTTTGAGTAACTGATAATCTAGGAGGTGATATTATATCATATCCAGATCCACTATTAAGTATCTCTACCGATTCTAAAGGACCATAGAATACTTTATCTGTTGCTTTGTAAGAGTATATTTCTACTCCATTTGCAAATAATCCAACTCCACCCTGAACAGTTTTTGATTTATCTTCAGCAAATACTGGCTCATCAAATTTTCTAAGTATCTTTTGTGCTCCTATAGAACTACCAAAAACAACGTCTGGAGTTAGAAAATGAGTTGTTGTAGATGCTATATCGTCTGCAGTAAACGCAGTAATCAACTCTGAGTTACGAACGTTCTCTAGAGAGTATGCTAAAGCAACCCTATTGTTATCAATTTTCTTGATATAATATGGTTGATTATTATTTAAATTGGTTAATTTTGTAGATAAACATGTATATACGACCAATTCTCCATCATGAAAATTATGATCAATAATTTCTATTGTTGATCCAGCAGAGTTCAAAAATGAGTTGAAGATCCTTAGTCTATCTTGCGGATCAATATTCCAATGAGGTAAACTATTAGATGCAACATACACTGTTTCATCATTAGAATAAGTATTTTGAATATCTGCTGTATATCCATCAGAAGTTACTTTTACCCTTCTTCGTATATAATAAGCAACATTAGGATCTAAGTTACCAGTACTAGCTACAACAGATTTAGAATTTGGTGTGCTTAGAACTGTTCCTTCTTGTACATTATTTTCTTCATCTACAACATCTAACTTATCACCAACATAAAATACATGATCGTTAATTAAATCAAACCTATAACTATTACCACCTAAATCTTGAAATCCTACTAGACTATGCTTTGCCGCAGTATTGTAAATCCAAGATGACCATCTCAAATCTTTTTGTACAATACCTAAACTTTTTACATTAATATTACTATTATTTTGTTGATTAGTAGCATCACCTACAAATTTACTTATGACACCTAAAACGTTTAATCTAACTCTTCTACTTATATCACCATTTTCATATGAAAACGCCTCCAATCCTGACCTTACAGTAGATCCTATACCACATGGAGAGGTAAGTGTAGATACACCTACAAACTGTGTTAAATTTTTACTAGTATAATCAAATGTTCTGTTTTCAAATTTTATAGACCCTGTTGATCCAAATCCAACTGTAGAATCAACGTGTAATATTGTTGCTCCTATTCCAGATGTTTTTGTTATGAATGTTTTTCCAATCTGTCTAAATTTACCAACTATACTACTCTGGTCAATTCCAATTTTATAGAATTTTTTACCATCAATAATAGCACGTTCTACATTGAATATCGAACCACTTGTTTCTAATGGTTCTGTGTTTTGTATTAAACTTTGACCCTCAATGTTTTCAGGATCACCCTCTAAACTTTCGCAAATTAAAACATCATTTACAATATAATCTGCACCAGATGGTTTTAGTAGATATTTTGAAGGTTGAACCATTTCAACCTTTTCATTATACAATGCACCAAATAAAATTCTAAATGATTCCTCTGTTCCCTTTGAACTATAAAAATCTTTTGCCTGTCTAATAAAATTAGATTGATCTACTTGTGTATTAATATTTCTTTCAGAAAAACCAGGTAATACCTGCCCCTTCAATTTTTTCAAAAAGGTGTTTAGAAAGATGTTACTTAAATTAGTAACTCTTGAATCATCCTTATGTGTACCAACACCAGATCTAGAAAATGTTAGATATTCTGGTTGATTTGTTTTTGAATTATTTTCAATACCACTAAAACCACGAGTACATCCTGTAAACGAAGTTGAACCTATGCCACTATATGTAATTATTTCATCATCTATCTTTAATAATCCGTGTTGCCTAGGCCAACCTTTTGTAGAATCTACATATATTGTTTTTTGATTCGCATTTATATAAGTAGTGAGTGAAGTAAAACCTATTAGATTTTCATTATTCAGAAAATCTAATTTTTTATACTCTGATAAATTATCAGCAATATCTACAGATCCACCTTGAAATTCTTGAGAAACGTAGTATTGTTTTAGAAATTCAGCAAATAAAGGATTTTCAGAGTCTATGTACTGAGGTATCTGACCCTGAACTACTTCACTGATCTTTACTTTGGTAATGGATGTTTGTATCATTTATCGAGTTCTCTTACCTATTTGGTAACTAGATTGTGGATTGAATCTTGATCCTGAAGTGTCTGCACCAGATGCTATTGAATCTTTTCTCATATAAAAATTACTCTTTGATATTTCAAATTGTAAGTACAATTCATTTCTTGCTAAAATATCATTAGAATCTGGATTTGCTTCAACCTCTATGATATTGTTTGTTATTGCGGTAGATGTTATATTCACAGTATCTATAATGATTTCACCCTTCTTATAATCAACAGTTCCAAAACTGTTTGAAAAAACTTTTATAGAATCGTCAGTAAGAATTTGGAACAGTATAAGTTTACCATTTTCATCATCAACTTTTTGATCAGTAAAGAAACAAGTTCCAGATATTCCACTAACAGTAAATCCAGTAGTTTTTATATTGAAACTATCCTTATTACAATAAAAAGAATTCAAGAAACATAACTCATACTGAGTAAATTGATTGATTTTAGAAATCAAATTTCTTCTTATCCTAACTGTAGTAATGTTAGATGTAATTGAGTTATCAACATTATCAATCATTGATAATACTTTACTATACTTGAACCTACCACCAAATTGATTTAGTTCTTTACCAGTAGCGAAAGAAGTAAGTGAATTTACTACAGAAGTTTTTAGACTTTCTGAATTACCAGCAAAGTTTGGATTATAGTAAATGTAACTATCAATTTCAACATATAAAAACTTTAGATCAACAAATGTAGGAACTATACCTGCCACTGAATAATTTTTTAGTGAACCTAAAATATCCTTCTTAGTAAAGTCGGATAAGAAAGAACCATTCTTAGGTTTAGCGGATATAAAAACTCTTCCATACTGAGGTGGAGTCAACTCTTCACCACCATATGCACTCACAGACTCTATATTAGGATATACTGAAGGAATAATTGCCTCATAATCCGAAGCAGTTACTGCTCTATGTTGAGATGAATACACTCTAGGAGCGTAATATCTTACACTATCAAGATTTTCTATGTTATCACCATTTTCTGATGGGTATTGTGCATTCAACGTAGTAGTGTAACTATCTAAAATTGCACCATCTTGATCACTAATAGTACCTGCAAATTTGAAACCTGCTACGCCATTACCTTCCTTTCCACTTGTTTTTACGTAACTAACATTAACTATATTTCCAGACTCTAATTGTTGACCAAATACACCATCACCAAATAATAACTCATACCTCTCATCAGTTGTTTCTTGTATCAAATATATGTTAGACGTTGATGTAATTCCTATTATATTTTCTACTAAAAAATATTCTGTACTAGCACTACTACCAGAACTTTCAAATACGTTTACTCTTATAGTAGAGGTATCTATATCAGAATTAGGTAAAATAAATCTTTGGTTTGGTTGTGAGGTATCAATTACAAATTGACTTTCTAGGTATTGACCCTGACAAATTTCTATCGTGCCTTGTGATATTCCATTACTAGCAGTTCCAGTTACCTCCTCAGGTAAAGAGAAAATATAATTTGCGTTTGATACTGATCCATTTGCTATTACACCTGGATCAAATGTTATTGTTGATGTTGATGTTGATATTCCTGATATAAAATAGTCTACCTGTGTTTTTGATGCTGTTTTTGAACGAGGAACATATCCAATATTACGTGCAAGTGCTACAACATTTTCTCTAAGTGTTGCAGAATCAATGAATGTTTCATTCACCACCATATTGGTGTTATATGCAGTAATATAAGAATTATAAGCAAGAGTGTTTATAAGAATTGAGAGATTAGAACCCTCAAAGTCCATATCTGAGAAATTAGAATTTTCTCTCAAATAATCTTTTAGTGAAGTTTTTATATCTTCAAAATTTAGATTTGTAAATTGTTGTAGTGCCATTATAGCCTAGTTGGTTCTAAAACAAATTGTAAGGTTTGACTCGGTGAGGATAAACCAACGAGATCATAAGATATTTTAATATCTATAGAATTACTATCAGGTTCTGAAATTACATCAACAGATTGCAAAGAAACTCTTGGTTCATTGTTCAATATAGTAGTTTCTATTTCAGTTTTTATAGGATCAACAAAATTATTATTTGCCAATTCAAATAGAGAACCAGTAATTCTAGTTCCTACTAAATCATTGAAAAAAACTTCACCCAATTGTATTCTTATCAAATTTTGGACAGAACGTTTGATTGCATCTTCATTTTTCAATGCAAGTAAATCATTTGTGACTGGATGACGTTTAAAAGACAATGATATGTCTTTAAACCCTTGTGAAAAACGTTGTACAGGCACTAGAACGTTGACAATCTCGGTATATTTATCTATTTAGAGGCAAAAAAAGACCTCCTCTATTGAGAAGGTCTTTTTTGGATGCTCCGTAGCCTGATAGTCAGTCGGAATCCTGGTCGTCGGTTCCCAGGTATCTAATTTCTATTTCGTCGGGATGGGGGTATCCAGAGTGGTAAA